ACAGGCAAAACCTAATTGAAAAGATAGGTCAAGAAAGATTTGACAAACTTGAATTGAAAGTCCAGATATCAAAAAGATTAGGATATAAATGGGACAAATTTTTTCTCCTTGAGATCATTGAGAAATATAAAAAACTCAACAGATCATGACAAAAAAAGAAGCCTTTCAATTTCTGGCTGATAAATATCAGGAGATTAATGATTTTGTATATCACATCCAAACAAAGTATTTCCAGAAAAAAGGAATATATCATGAGGACATCACACAAGACTTGTATCTGAAAATTTACAAGGAACTTGAAAAGGTGGAAGAAAAACCACACCTAGTTTTGAAATTCCTAGAACCTTTTTCTGATGGCAAAACGTTTTTAATATATAAAAGAGTGAGACACATGTTCATTGACATGTTTAGAAAGGAAAATAAATACATTCATTTTGATGATATCAAGCTCTCAGCCAATGAAAAGAAATCATTGATTGATGAATCTCACAAAATAGAATTTGACACAAAATCAATTGATGAGAAAGTTGATGATTATGTTGAGACATTTTTCTGGTTTGACAAAAAACTGTTCAATCTTTTTAGATATGATTTTAAAACACATCAAAGAAACATGATCAAAGAAACTAAGCTTTCAAAGTCTACAATTTACAGGACTGTGAAAAGATGCAAGATTAAAATTAAAAATCAATTTAAAGATGAGTTCAAAAAGTAGAGGCTTGGGGGATGACATTGAGAAAATAACAAAAGCAACTGGGATCAAAGCTGTTGTTGACAAAATTTCAGAGGTCACTGGAAAACCATGCAAATGTGAAGAGAGAAAAAATTTGCTCAATAAATGGTTTCCAAAAAAAGGACACCTCTCAGAAAGTGAGTTTGATTTCCTGACCATGTTCTTTGAAACATACAATGGGACATCCTTAAAAAGTGAAGAAGAAAGGGATCACATTTATACAATTTACAACAGAGTAAACAAGCTGAATGAAAAACCAACTGGATGCTCTCCCTGTTTGAATAATGTAGTCCAAAACCTAAAACACAAACTTGATGAGTACTAAAAGATTGGAGAAACTTTCAAAGCTTAGAAAGCACCCTGACAATCCCAGATTGATCAAAGGGGATAAGTACAAGCTTTTAATAAATTCAATTATTGAAGATCCTGATTTCCTAGAAAAAAGACCTCTGATTGTGAACAAAGATCTGGTTGTCATAGGTGGAAACATGAGGCTTGAAGCATGCAGAGAATTAGGTTGGAAGGAAACATGGATTGATGAATCTGATTGGACTGAAGAAAAACAAAGAAGATTTCTGATCAAAGACAATTCAAACTTTGGGGAATGGGATTATGACACACTAGCAAATGAGTGGGAAATTGAGGATCTTGAGAATTGGAATGTTTCAATTCCTTCAATTAAAAACACAGAACTTTTGTCTGGTCTTGAATATGATCCAATCTACTATGAACCAAAAGAAAAACCAGATATCACTCTCAAAAGCTGTTTGGATCTTGAGAAGTTTGAATCAAAAATCAAAGCATTAGATGAATATAAATTGACAGATGATCAAAAAAGTCTCTTGAAATTTTTTGCATATAGATTCATAAAAATTGACTTTGAAAATGTTGCCAATTATTATTCTTTTAATGCATCAGAAGAAGAGCAAAAAGCAATTGAAAGATTGAGACTGGTTCTCACTGACAATGGAGTCAAAGGTTTTATTGAAGATGATCTCTTGAAGATTATGGGGTTTACTGATCAAGAATTCAAAGCAATTTAAAATGATTGATATTTTTATTCCTAGCTATCATAGACCTGACAAAGTAAAAACAGCAAAATATTTTGTCAAAAAAGGATATGATCCAAAAAAAATTCATGTGTTTATTGATGATGAAACAAATGACACACAAGAGTATTTGGATGAAATGGATAAACTGGGATGTAATCTTCACATTTTCAACATGGAAGAGTCCAGAAAAAGATTTGATTATGTTCACAGAGCAAGTCCACTCAGAAGGTCAGCAGGTCAGGCAAGGAATATGTTTTATGATTTTGCAAAGGATTTTGGAATCAGCTTTTATATTGTCATTGATGATGACACCAGTCTTTATGAAGTCAAACCTTTTGGAGTTTATACAACTGGAGCTGATCTTGATGATCTAGTAAATGTTTTTGATGCTGTCAAAGAATTTATGATCAGACAAAAGCTTGGAATTTTTGGATTGAGTCAAACTGGGGACATGTTTTCTGTTCCAGATAAAAAGCTTTTAAGGCACAAGGTCATGAACACAACCTTTGTGAATACAAAATTTATATACAGAGGAGAGAGAGCAATGCAAGACAATGACACCAGTCAATTCGTTGGCGTGATGAATGAGGGGCTTTTCACTGGATCTCTTGGATCTGGTTTAGTTTTAGGGCAAACACCTTCAGCAAAACAAAAGGGAGGGCTTACGGACGTTTATAACGAGAATAAGCTTTTAAACAAATCTTTAGTCATTCCAATACAATTTCCTAGTCTTTGCCATGCAGAAAGACAAAAGAAAAATGGGAATAGAATACATCACAGAATCAAAATCAGAAACCTGAAACCAAAATTGATGAAAGGTGTGAGAAACAATATTGCATGGAACACATACAAAGAGGATAAAATTTTTACAAATGAACCAAAAAGATGAATGACTGGGAATTGAGCTTGGGATTTTATGGAGGTCTGGTGATAGGATTCAGACACTACCCACAAAAAAATTGCACTGATTATGTTTTATACATGCCTTTAATAGATTTATGCCTTACCGTTTATGATGACTAAAGAAAAAAGATACCCAAAGAGAGACAAACATTTTGAAGCCTTTGATGAAAGCAAGCCATTGCCAAAAGATTTCTGGAACTACAATGTGAATCCAATTACTGGATATCGTGTTGACAGAATGAATTTGCAACAAAGAGCTGCTGAAGCAAAAAAATATGGACAATTACAACAGCCACTTCCAAATGGTATTGGTGAAGATTAACAGCACAAGAACAGCACAACAACAGCACAAAAAAAAATACTATGGCAAAAGAAGATATCAAAAAGCATCAATTTAAAAAGGGGCAATCTGGCAACCTAAAAGGGAGAAGAGTGGGATCAAAGAACAGAAGCACAATTGCAAAGAAATGGTTTGAGGTTGAAAGCAAAGTCACAAATCCATTGAGTGGTGTTGAGGAGTTTTTGACTCAAGAGGACATCATGACATTAGCAATGATTAAAAAGGGAAGGAATGGAGATGTCCCTGCTTATAAAGCATTGAATGATTCAGCCTATGGTCAGCCAAAAGAAACCTTAGATGTGAATGCAGATGCCCCTTCAATTGATTTCAGAAAGCTTTTCAACTTCACAAATGATTCAGGAACAAACAAAGATTAGTTTTGATCAAAAATATCAGGGTTTTTGGAATGATACCAGATACACAATTCTCACAGGTGGGAGAGGTTCAGGGAAGTCATTTTTTACTGGGATGTTTTTGCTTGGGTTATTACATGAAACAGGTCACACTGTTTTGTTCACTAGGTACACATTAAGATCTGCAAGTGTTTCAATCATACCAGAATTTAAAGAGAAAATTGAGATGCTTAATCTTCAGCATTTATTTCATGTCACAAGAGATGAGATTGTCAACAAAGAGAATGGATCAAAAATACTATTTAGAGGGATCAAAACAAGTTCAGGAGATCAGACAGCAAATCTGAAATCACTTCAGGGTGTTACAACATGGTGCTGTGAAGAAGCAGAAGAAATTGATGAAGAGTCATTTGATAAAATTGACCTATCAGTGAGACAGAAGGAAAAACAGAATAGGATCATTCTGCTGCTCAATCCATCAACCAAAGAGCATTTCATATACAAAAGATTTTATCAGGGCAGAGGAGTGATGGGAGGTGCTAATTTTAGCAAAGAGGACACCACTTATATACACACAACCTATCTTGATAATATCAAAAACCTTTCAGAGAGTTACATCAACCAGATTGAGCAAATGAAACTCAGGAGACCTGAGAGATACTCAGCAGTGATTCAAGGAAACTGGATTGAAAAAGCT